CCGCCATCAAATTCATTGCATCTTCGCCGTCGCCCGGACGGACGTTCTGCATGTGACCTTGTGCCACTTCCCGCCAGTTCTCCGATGTAAGGAAATCGGACGGGTGGCCAACGGTGACTGCTTTGCCTTCAAAACTCGCTATCGTTGCCGGATTGAACAGGTCTTCCGATGTACGGGCGATGCGCACTACGCCATCAAGTGGCTCGATAACGTCCTTGCCGGTCTTAGGATCAACAAGCTCACCAGCAGCATACATCAACTCGCCTGGGCGGGCGATCGGGACATTCAAACACAGCAAGAACCCTTCCGGCGTGCGGTGCATGTTCTCGCTGATGCACGACTCGACAAAGTACTGCATGGCGTTTTTAGGCACGCCTGCCATGTCATCGAGTGTTCTGATTTTGAATGTCATACCGATATCCTACGGGTTGACTGTAGTGTTGATAAGAACGCCCGTCATCGATGCGGACAAAGTAATGTCCCCAATAGTCGATTTGCACGCTAAACGTACATCAATCGGACCTTCGCCAGCGCACAGGCACAAACAATCAATTTGAAAAGTGCTAGCCCCTATAACCCAAGTAGCTGCGCTGAAAACGTTCCCGAACCCGGTAGATGCAGCCGGTTTCGATTGCAGCGATAAGGCAATGCTATCGTCGCCGTATCCGATCATACTGCCCGCTACAGATTGAATAGCCAACCTGTAACCAGCAGGGACCGAATAACGAGCCGTGCGCGACCGGGTTTCACCTGCTTCGATGACAGCATATACACTGGCCCCGTTCACGGCGCTGACGACACCGACTATATCGCCCGATGCGCGAGCAATGCCGTTGATACGAGACAGCACACCAAGGGGGACAGGCGTGACGCCGTTCAAAACTACATCAAACGGCGCGAGATAAGTTGCATTCGGGCCTAAAGCCCATACGCGGATGGTAATGCCTACGTCCGCAGCACTGGTGCTGGCAATCGACACCGCTAAGCCGGCCAACGGCGGGATAACGGTCGGCACCGGTTCGACTGTAACAAGAGTATCCGCAACTGTGACACCTACGCCACCCATCGAGACCTGCGATGCTCCTGGGACCCGGCCCATGATCAAGTCCAACTGGCTGAAGCTTATGTCCGAAATGTTCGGCTGCAGTTGCACAGAAGCATCAGCACCGACAGACCGGCCCCAAAGGCGGTCGGTTTTTGCCAGAATCAGCGGAACGCTGTCGCGCAAGGCCATGCCCGATGTTTCGTCAGTCGGGGCAACCGCACTTGCTCCTACATAAATCTGTGCGCCGCTACCGGCAGACATCGATATGGACCCGGAAAACGAGCCACTGACGCTTGCGTCATAAATCAACGACCAAGCGACTCCAAGTTGTACGGAAGGTTTTGTGCTCATTCTGCATCTCCAATGATTGGCTCAGGGTAGCAACGACAGTTGTATATCTGACCTGCATGCGTAACAGTGCCGTCGCTTAAAGTAGGCGGCTCATCCCAAGCAATCACTTGTCCTTCCATTTCTGCATGACTTTCGCGTACGGCTGCGTCATCGGCAGTGCGCCATACATAATGCGTCGAATCAACCGAGGCTGAACGAGCCTGAGTCATTACAGAATTTGCCTTGGCTACTTCTGTGCGGGCGATCAAAGTGGCGCGGCTCTCGGTCACTTCGCCGCTGCGAGCAATTTCTTTCGCCACTTCATCTGCGCGGCGACCGCCAGTAGCGGCCTGCAATGCCAAATCCTGGGCGCGTACGCCGGCCTCTAACGGCAACGAAGTGATCAAGGTCACTTGCTCTTGCTGCAGCATTTTGGCTATTGGCAAATTCTCATCAGCACGAATCTCTTTGCTGATGGTCTTCGATTGCGACCGCCAATCGCGGTAGTTGCTCGAATTGACCTGGGCAATCATCTTGTTGGCCACGGTCTTTGCCCACGGGCCGAGCGACTCTGCGTATGCGGTCAATGCTGCATCTAGGCCGGGGCGGAGAATAGCGCCGTCCTGATAAAGGCCGATGATATGGCCGACCTGCTTGGCGACCCGGCGCAATTGGCGGTTATATTCAAGCTCCGTGTTTTTCGGCGCTTTGAATTTCGCCTTTTTGCCGTCCAGGGTCAAGGCTCTCATTTTGACAGCCACTGCTTGATATACGCTGCCGCCCGCCCGACCACGCCCGGCGCTTGTTCAACAGCAGGTGCGCCATTTGGTGTCGCCGGCAACACGGCAGCCGGGGGTGGTTGGCTCTCGGCCTCAGCAATGGCCTCATCCGTTATATTCGTGAAGATGCCAGTTTCGGCGGACGCCTGACGCAGCTCTTTCATCGCCGTTGCATTGTCGATGATACCGGCCTCAACAACACCAACAACGATTTCGGCGATGCCTTTGGCATTCAGCACTTTGTCGTTGGCCGTGGGCTGTTTCAGCGGGTTGAACTTAAACTGTACGCCAGCCGGCAACGGCTTGCCGAGCAACGACCGACATGCGATTTCAAGCAGCGTTTGGATCGGCGTGCGCATCGTCGATTCTTGCTGCGCATTGATGTTATCGCGGTACATGTCCATGTCCGCTTCGCCAGTGTTGTTCAATCCAGCTGGCGACTGGCCATAAAAGCGCATCAACGGTACGCCGATTGCGCCCGATACCTGCTGTGCGAACTGCAGAATCATGTCCGCCAGCCCGGCGAAAGTGTTGGTACTGGTCTTGTACTCGTCGTTTTTGTCCAGCAGCGTAATACCTTCGTTCGTCTGCATCTGGCGAACGTAAGTGAACATCTTCAACAGATTTTCTTCGGCAGGACCGCCCATCGACAGGATGTCACGCAGTCCCTCGATCCCGATCAAACGCAAATGCGCTTTGTCGATCAGATTGGCCGCACCCATGGTGGCGGTGTCAAACGCCAAGAGCCGGTCGTAAAAACGCTCAACAATAGACTCGCCCCAATATTGCTCCGTCATCGCTTGGTATGCAGGCAACTTGACGCCGATCTGGCGAATAACACGGCTGTAATGGACCGCTTGTCCGAACTGCATCGCCTGACTTGCGGGGTCGTAGCTCGTAACGATACGGTAGTACATCGGCAGGCCGATCATCGGACCGGACGGAATAAACTGCGTCAAATCCGGCTGCAGCATCCAGCGGTCATACACCGCCAAACCTTGGAACTGGCCCTGGCCTATGGTGTCGACCCGCAAAGGAGTCGCCAAATCCTGGCCTTCGATCTGGATGATGGCCAGCGCGCCGCCATATAACCGGCCCCATTTGGTAGTGTCAAGCAAGGAATCCCAGATGCCAAGCTGGTTGAACCCGGCCTGGATGTCTTCAATCTCGCCCGGCTCCAAATCACCGGATATCTCGATGCCGGCACGGGTCATGTCTTCCGCAACAGCGTCTACGGCAACGCCCACTACCCAATTCTGGCGGTAAGCCCACTCCAGCTTGATGCGGTTGCGCGTTATGATTTCGGATGGGATATAAGTGCCTGCCGACATGGAGTTGTTAGCTCCATAGCCCGCGCGTTGTACGAGGTTTGCAAATCCGTCGCGGGTCTGCACAACCTCTTTGCCGGCTCTTTGTCGTTGCCGCTGGCGTCTGGTCAAGACATATTCTCCCACAGCTGAGCGGGATTGGTGCCGCCTAGCATATCATCAACCGCGTCGAACATCGGGTCGATTTGGTCATCGAAGGCGTGACTATCGTCCGCCGTGAAAGATTCGCATTCGGAAATGAACTCTTCGACCCAGGGCGCGTCTTCGGGAATCCACACACAGCCGGATTCGAGGAAGGGGGTGACATCCTGGGACCGCATGAATTTGTCCCTGTTCCGCTGCTGTGCGTATACAGGGATAGTGCCTTTCTTCTTGATGCTTTGAATAAGGCCGGTGCCGCTAACTTTGTCCTCGATCCGCATCTGACGCAATGCGCCATACAGCAGGGGATCGGCGGCCTTGTGCTTGTTCCAGAAGTCAAGAGCGTTGCGCAGCAGCTCCGGCGCTTCCCATTTGTCACGTTTCAGGTCGAGCAGATAGATGCCGCCGTCAACGCCCATGCCCCAAGTCTCGAAGACGCTGTAGTCATGCCGCTCTTGGGTCTTCTGCGCGGTGTCCACATAAATCTTGCGGTACTTCAAGCGCGGCAGCATCTTGTAGCGACGGAACCACATGCCTTTGATGATGTCGCCGCCCGGTGGCGTCGGCTTCTGGTTGTACTGCCCACTGAACGCGTACGCTGATTTTTTCTTCATGGCTTTCAGCGTCGGTAAATCATGCTTCGCCGGCCACAGGGCGCGTTCGGTTTCGAGTCCCTCATCAACGATGGCCGGCATCGAGCGTACAAACCACTTCATGTCTGTATCTTTCAGCAGCTCCGCAGTGAAATCATCCTCATGGATGCGCTGCATCGTCAGAATCGTGGGGGTGCGCGGGCTATTGCGGCGTGACTTGATTGTTTCTTCCCAGCGGCGATTGATCGCCTTGCGTACGTTGTCGTGGCGTGCGTCATCGGGCTTGAGCGGATCATCGATCAGCAGCGCGCCGCTGAATACGTACTTGCCCGTTTCCGGGTTGTACTCGTCCATCCGCCCGGCGCCGAAACCTGTAACCGCACCGCCAGCCTGGGTAGCATAAAACTGGCCGTTTTCTTGGGTGGCCCATGCTCCCTTGGCATCCTTGCTCAGGCGAATGCTAAGTTCAGGCCATAGCTGGCGGAATTCAGTTGATTTGATGATTTCGCGAATCGAATCGGAATTCTCAAGCACCAAGGGGTGGGCGTAGCTGAGGTGGATAAACTCGCACCGGGCATTTTTGATGTAGCACCACACCGTGAACATGATGATAACAAGTTCGGTCTTGCTGTACCGGGGCGGTACGTTTAAGATGTAGTTCTGAATCTCGCCCCGGTAGACGGCCATAAGGTCGTCAGCAATGATCTGGTGGTGGTCGTTGAATATGAACTTGGTGCCTTTGCGGGCCTTGAATAAGTACCTTGCGCAGAAACCAAAGTCGTCCTCACAGCGCTGCTTGATGCGCGCCAGTAGGGCAACCTGATTGATTTCAATAGCTTGCGTCAAGGGCCGCATCCAATACAGCTTTCTGATCGTTTGTCAACTTCACATCGTTCAAACTTACGTGAACATTGACCGCCGTCTTCGGTTCTTCTTTGTAGAACCCTGTGGACCGGGCCATATCGCGCAGTGCGCTCACAGCCTCCGGCCCATGAAACTTAAGTACAGAAATTTCGTTGCCGTCTTTATCGAGCGTGTTGATCTGCTCTTCCCCCAGCAGCCGACCATACAGGCTCAGGTATTGGGATTCGATAAATGCGGCGCTGATCAGCGAGTAGTGCTGCTTTTCCGCGTTCAGGTATTGGATGAATTCCTGGACCAACGGCTTTTGAAAGGTTCGGCGGGCGACGGTCCGTGCGATGCTGGCCGCGTCAGCCGCCTCATAGATGTTGTAGGTGGTTATGTACTCATAGCAGAAGTGTTTATGCTGTGTGCACAAATCCGGAAAGCCGAGAGCCTTCTGCTCTTCCAAGTAGGCTTTTAATTCGACTGGACTCTGCTCGTAGAGCTTCGAAACGTTGTCCATGGCGGTACCTCAACATCCGACTAAGGAGAATGCGCTCGCGGACCTGCAAGCAGCCAAGTTGCTCCATGTGCTCGACCCGCTGTTTTGGCAACGGCTTGTCAAGATACGGATCGTAACCCGGCTCCCCTCGCGGGATTCGGTACGGATCGCAGTCTGTATTGAGCAACGGGTCATGTCGGTATTTTTTCATCGGAGTCGGCCCCAAGGCGGGGAGGCAGCTGGGCGAAGTTTACCACGACCGGCGTTTCGTGTCAAGTTTCGCAAGGAAATTGCCGGCTCTTCCTTCGTAACATACGCTCGCGCGTGAGGTTGCACATTCACCCGACGAACGGTATTGCGTATGCTATAATTTGGTTGTAAGTTTAATCAACCAGGAGACATAGCATGACCTTTTCCGAAGAGTTCGCAGTAGCGGTAGTCCATCACCTGATGCAAATGAAAGTTTCGTTCGACCTGACGTTTAAGGACGGACGCTGTGTGATAAACACCAACGATCCGGCTGAACTGCTGACGGCCTCCATCATGGCCAAGCGGTCGCCCCGGTAAACGAGCCGACGAACGGTAGTTGCAAAGCTTTTTCAACTGTGTTACAATTTCTACATAGGGTGGCAATAAAGCGACCCGCACTGAGGATACAAATCATGGCACTGCGCATCGATCATCTGAACAAGAAACTGGCAGCTTTTGGCGTAACTCTGATTCGCGAAGATGACCTGGACAACTTCATGATGGTCCATGTCGACGGCGAAACACAGGAAGTAGAGGACGTCGAAAGGATCAACGACTGGACCGAAGCTGAATGGATGGCAGCAGCTGAGCAGTTTGCCTCTGAGCAGGTCCTTGAGGAAGGCGAAGAAGAGGACGAGGAAGGCAACAAAATGTCGCTGACCCTCCTCAAATACCGGGGCGGTTACGTCAAGGCAGTCAGCTACACCAGCGGCCCGACACTCGACAACGGGGATGCAGTGGCCCAGGCATTGCGTGGCCACAGCCCTGAGCAAGTTTGCGCCATAGCTGACGCAATCTTCGGCGAGCCGATCGGCACGCATTTCGAGCGCTGGATACACCTGAACATAGGCCAGCGCCGTATGAATGCCGGCAACCGCCTCCGTGCCGCCGCCAAGAAGGACGAAAGCATTCTGGAATCCATCCAGAAGCTGATCGGCAACAAAGCACCGGACGCGGCCAAGTGACCGCAGCTCCGGACCGCGCGGGTGGCGTCTCCTCGGCCCTCCGAGATAGGACGACGCCCGCGCCGGTATATCGGGCGCGGGTCGACCTTCGACGCGCTCTCAGACGCGGGAGAGTCCCTCGGACGTTGGTTTAGGACAAAGAT